CAGCAGCAGAAACAGTTCAAGCTGGTGCTCAACTTTTAGTAAATACAAATGGTGGGGGAGTAACAATTACACTTCCAGCGTCGCCTGCTACAGGAGATGAAGTTTCATTTGTAGATCAGGGATATGATTTTAATAGTAACGCATTGACTGTTGGGAGAAATGGATCTAATATAGCTAATGCAGCAGCTGATCTTGTTGTTAATACACAAGGCGCAGCTTTCTGTTTAGTTTTTTCAGGAGACGCTACAACAGGTTGGACGTATAAGGAGAAATAGAATATGGCAAATTACGAAGCAACAAGATACGATTTCGATGGAGCAAATCTTACAGGTATCGAAGGTATTCCTACAGGTACTATTGTGCCATGGTCTACTGGCTCAGTGCCATCAGGTTTCTTAGAATGTAATGGTGCATTAGTTTCAAGATCAACTTACTCTGCATTATTTGCAGTAGTAGGAACAACTTATGGAGCTGGAGATGGTTCATCTACTTTTAAATTACCTGATCTACAAGACAATGTAGCAGTTTCAAAATCACCAAATAAAGCTTTAGCTTCAACTGGTGGAGCAAACACTGTAACTTCAACTGGAAACGTTGGAGGTTCTACAGCTAATGCTACTTTGTCAACACCACAACTTGCGTCACACTCTCATAGTTTTCCAGTAGGAAATCCATCAGGTGGAATTCCTTTTCCACAAATTATTCAAAAAGGTCCTTTTAGCCCACAAGGTAATTTTTCAACAAACAATTCTGGATCAGGTGGAAGTCACTCTCATAACATGAGTGCAACATTTACAGGAGATGCAACTTCAGTGCTTCAACCTTATTTAACAATAATGTATGTAATTAAAACGTAGGAGAAATTATGGCAACTAATGCAACATGGACAGTAATATTTGAAGATAAAACAATTATAAAAAATTATGATGAAGGTGCTTCTGAAGGAATTGGTTATGTAATTGATGATAATGCTTTTTGGGATAGAGAAGATTATTCAAATTTTTGGGCTATTCAATATGGAACATCTGTTGTTACAGATGAAGTAGAATACAGAGATACAACACCCCATACATCTTGGGAAAGCACAGGATTATCTTTTTCAGAATTTATTAACAAATGGGATGCAGCTCATTTATCTAAACTACAAGCTGATTGGGATGCAGATCCTAGAGAAGAATCTGAAAAAGGTGCAAGACCTACTTCATATAGTTCTTAATTTTAAATTTACTGTCTTTATCTACAATATTAAATACTAGACTATATCTAGTATTTTCTTCTTTGTATTCATCAAAACCATGTAATATTTCAGATGGTAGTATGTAATAGTTTCCAGGTTTAGGAGATATTTTTAAATTTAATTCAGGTAATATTAAATCGCATCCTTTCGTTAAATATAATATGCCATGAGCACAAGGATGCATATGGTAATCTAATTTATCACCTTTATTTATTTCATTACCCCAAGCATTTTGAATATCTTTTCTTTCTAAAAAATATTTAAATATATCGGAATGTGTGAGTTGATATTTATTTATTAGATAATTTATAAATTTTATAAATTCAGGTTTATCCACAAAATAATTCCAATCAGTCATTCCCCCTTTTACGTTGGTGTAATTTTTTAATTGTGGATTTAAATTATTTTTAATATTAATTATAAAATTATTTAATATTTCAGGAAAATTATAATTACCAAAAATTATATTTACGTTTCTAAGATACGATATATTTATACTATTTCTATTTTGATCTGTTTGTAAATCATTAATTGATGAAATCATCTTAACATCATCCAAGAAGTTAAAAGATATTTTTCACCAGATAAAGGTGGATTGCCTCTATGAACATATGGAAAGGAGGCTGGCCAAATAACAATACGGCCGGCTTTAGGTTTTACTCTTTTGGAGAAATGTAAAAATTCTGTTTCTCCTCCATCTTCTACATCATTTAAATATATAGAAAAAACAAAAGCTCTAGGTTCATTTTCAAAACCTTTACCATGTTCAACATGCCAGACATGATATCCCTCTGTAGGTAAAGTTTTTTGAATTTTTAAAGTTGTAAATTTAAAAGGGGTATTTCCAAAAGCATCATCTGCACCTATAGTTTTTATATAATGATTCCATGCCATATCAAAATTAACCATCATGCTTTTTAAACTTTCCCACCACACATCAATATTATCTCCATTAGCAAAATATTGTTGATCTTGTTTTTGGAGTATAGAAGAATTCTCTCCACCAATTCTGTTTATAGTTTTATTAAATTTATCTTGATCTTCAAATAATTTAATAGCTTTATCACATTCTTGCTTTATAATATAATTATCATACACTCCAATAAAGTTAGTGATATTTACAGTTTTTTCCATTAATATGTCTCTTTCATAATTTAAATAAGTATTATATAAGAATTATATGCTACAAAAATTAAATTTCAAGCCTGGTTTTAATAAGATGGTCACAGATTCAGGAGGTGAATCTCAATGGGTAGATGGTGACTTTGTTAGATTTAGATATGGACTACCGGAAAAAATAGGTGGTTGGAATCAATTAAGTATTGCAGGAGAAACTTTACCGGGTGCCGCAAGAGCACAACACACTTGGACATCACTAGCTGGAGAAAAATATGCAGCTATTGGAACATCACAAGGTTTATTTTTATATTATGGTGAAGAATTTTTTGACATTTCTCCACTTGATACAGCCATAACTAGTTGCACAATTTCTACAACTAGCGGATCAACAACAGTAACTATTCACAAAGGTTCTCATGGTTTACTTGCAGGAAGATATATAACATTATCTTCTGTTACAGTTACTGGAGCTTCAGATTTTACAGCAGCAGAATTACAACAATCTTATGAAATTTTAACAGCAGCAACAGATAGTTTTACGATTCAAGCTTCACGTGCTGAAGGAGGATCTGGTATGTCTGCAGCTGGAGCTGCAACAGTCAATCCTTATGTTGAAGTTGGACCAATAACTCAAACAGCAGGATATGGTTGGAGCACATCTACATGGGGAGCATCAACTTGGGGTACAGCTAGAGCAACCAGCAATGTAATTCTAGATCCAGGAAACTGGAGTCTAGATAATTTTGGAGAGGTATTGGTTGCAACAATTAGAGATGGAGAAACTTTTACTTGGAATGCAGGAGCATCAAGTGCTAGAACAATTAGAGCTTCGAAATCAACATCAGGTTTTTCTACGTCAGCTAATCCAACAGCATCAAGATTAACACAAGTGTCTGACAGAGATAGACATTTATTTCATTTTGGAACTGAAACAACAATTGGTGATCCTACAACTCAAGATCCAATGTTTATTAGATTTTCTAATCAAGAAGATTTGAATACATACACACCTACAGCTACTAACACAGCGGGTACATTTAGATTAGATAAAGGAAATAAAATTGTAGGAGCCGTATCTGGTAAAGATTATACTTTAGTTTTAACAGACAGTTCCGCATATGTAATTCAGTTTGTTGGTCCACCATTTACATTCAGTGTTAGACAGGTTGGTACCAATTGTGGATTGATAGGACAACACGCATTAACTTATTCTGATGGTAAAGTATTTTGGATGTCAGGTGAAGGTGGCTTCTTTTTATTTGATGGTACTGTAAAATCATTACCATGTCTTGTTGAAGATTTTGTATTTACAACAACAGGAGATAATCTAGGAATAAATTTTGATTCATCTGATATTATATATGGAGAACATAATACTTTATATGGTGAAGTAAATTGGTTTTATCCTAAATCAGGATCTGAACAAATTGATAGATGTGTTACTTATAATTACAATGAAAATCTTTGGACTACTTCGTCTCTAGCTAGAACGACTTATGCGGACACTGGAGTTTATAATGTGCCTTACGCAACAGAATATAATTCAACTGCAACACCAGTTTTTGCTGACATATTAGGGATTACAAATACTTATGGAGCATCAACATATTATGCTCATGAGGTTGGCACAGATCAGGTCAATAGCTCAGGAACAACCTCTATCAACGCTTTCATACAATCTGGAGATTTCGATATCACACAGAGAAGAAGTGCATTAGGAGGATCAACCGGTATTGTAGATTATAGAGGAGATGGTGAGTTCTTTATGTCTGTCAAAAGATTTATACCAGACTTTAAAGTTCTTACAGGTAACTCAAAGATTACATTGTTGTTAAATGACTATCCAAACAACACAGCCGCAAGCTCACCACTTGGTCCCTTTACAATTACATCATCTACTGATAAGGTAGATACTAGAGCAAGAGGAAGACTTGTTGCTCTTAAAATAGAAAACGATAGTACAGGCGAGACTTGGAGATATGGAACTCTAAGACTTGATGCACAGCCGGACGGGAGAAGATAATGCCACCACTAACAGAAGAACAATTACAAGAATTACTTAATCAAAGGTTTGGTCAACCTCAAGGTATTGCGAGATTAAATCCTTTAGC